TATCTTCAAAGAAATTACGTTATACACACCCCTTGACAAAGCACATGGACGCAAAGGTCAGTTCATTCCAGCCTCCATTGAGAGCGTTGTATTTAACTAATCGTGTGCGGTTTAATATCCTCGGTTAACCGTAGATGTTAATTTACACACGATATTGCATGTTTCTTCATTATAAATACAAATAAACCTCGGGAATTAGTCCGAGGTTTTCTCATTTCAGATAATCATTCAATACACTTCCATAATCAGCGGTGTATTGGGTGAGCCTCAGACTGATTTCCGTCTTCATGACATCGCGGGTCATGCCAAAGCGCTCCTGATAGCCACGGTAATAGATCATATTATAGATGATAAAATCGTCGTTCTTATCTTCAACCACTTTGACATTCCGCTGCTTCAATTCTTGACGTAAACGATATATATCCTGCATGATCCGTTTTTGTATGTATTGTCCGGCCATTAGGTACGTCTTTGCTAAGACGTTGCCTGACAGTTCCGTTTCTCTCATGCTGTTGCTGACCATCGTGTCTATGTATGGTAGCAAGATCAGGTCCCGGACCATTGTTCTTTCTTCCATTGTAAGTAGATTGTTCATTTTGCCTTCATCCATTGTGATCCTCCGGTACTTTACGTTTATCTGTATTATATCCAAACGGATGTTCTTTAGAAACCAGGAATGATTTTATGTCGCTCAGTGGAACCGCAAAAGAATGTCCCACGTTCGCAGCTCTCACAATGCCCACCAGTTCCCCACGATCATTGATCAAAGGCCCGCCACTGTTACCCTGTTTTACCTCTGCATCCGTCATGATGGCTGTGTATGACTCACCTGTGGTCATTGTGGCGGGTTGATCTACCTTTTGTATGGTGCCCTCAGCAAAACTCCAGGATGGCAGTCCTGCGGGCTGGCCTACAGTCATGATAGATTCCCCTGCGTATGGCTCTATGTCAGATAGCACAAATCCTTTGGAGTTACTATTGATGTGCAGGAGCGCCAAGTCCAGTTTCAAGCTTGAGGTTATCAGCATGGCGCTATATCGTTGCTTGTCGTAAGTATTTATGACTATTTCTGTATGTGCGCTAGAAATAACATGTTCGTTGGTAAGGATATACCCATCGTCCAGCAGTGTACCGGTGCCTGTGCTGGTGATTTCTGATGTGGTCGCCCATGGGTAACGGTGTTCGTTGATTAGGACGATTTGTACAGTTTTGCTACGTGCTGATTCTAACTCTGATTGAAAAGTATGTGGTTCATTATATTTGTAGGCGTATGCTGGTGATGCCGATAAAAGAAAAAATATAATCACTAGTAGTTTTTTCATAGGTTCCTCCTATAAGTGAAATAAAAAAAGCCCCCGTTAGGAAGCTTTTTTGTAATCCAACACTGCCTTTTCTATAGCTGACTTTATTTCCTCTGGCGCTACTTGGATTCCAGCCTTATCAAGCATCTTGGAGGCATAGTTGTAAGCCTCACTTAATTTTGTATGTCCACCTAATGAATTGAATTCTTTTTCCGCAAATGCATAGGCTTCGGTCGCAATCTTGTGAATCAACTCACGCTCTGCCAGAGACGTTTTACTATCGATCCATAGTTTCACTCTCTTTTGCAACAAGGCCAGCATAGAAAGGACGATAGTTGCTAATATGCCCACAACAGCGACAGCAACTGTAGCCACCTGCGGTTGTACTTGATCCCATATTTCTTTCATGATTAACCCTCCTTAGGTATGATTAAGACTCGTTTTGGGTTGGTCGCATCCGGCTCCATAAATACACTACGGACCATCCCCAAGCTCATGAGGTCTACTGAACGGATATAGCTCGTATTGTCAAAAATCTTTGTCTCCACTGGTGTACTGTTGATATGCACTGTTTTATCCTGAAAATACCACGTCATAAACCCTAGAGCAGATAACGTCATTTTAGCCGGAACCCAACTCCGACCATCAATGATGATTCCGGGCGTACTCAGATTTAGATCACCTATACAGACCGTTACTGGTTGTGTTACTCCAACAGTGGTGTTATAAGGTACACCGAGGTACTCACAGGCTGCGCGGGCCACAGCTTCGGCATAGCGCGGGATGAAGTCTGGTGACACCAGTATCACTTCCTCTGCTGGATTGCTGAGAAAGCCCGGCTCTGCCAGCGCTGCGGCCATCTTAGTTTCTCGGGTAACAGCGAGGTTGAGTTTATTTATGCCGCGATCCTTGAATCCGGTAGCCTGAACAAGATGCTTCTGTAGGATTGTCGCCAGCTTAACACTATCTCCTGTGCGGGTATATTCCGTTTCCGTTCCAGTTGATTCAGGCTTGAAACTGTTCACGTGGATGGATATAAACGCTTCTGCCTTCATCTTATTTGCCATTTTTGCTCGGTCACTGAGTTGAACAAAAACATCAGTTTCTCGGGTAAGGGTGAATCTTATTCGCGGATTATCTTTCAGTAGTTCCTTTACCTTTAGGCCAACCGCCAAATTGATGTCCTTTTCTTTGACTCCGGTTACACTGATTGCGCCTGTGTCGTGACCTCCATGTCCTGGATCGCCTAAAACGTCATATATCTTTTCCGTCATCAGGTGCCGCCTTTCCGGGTCTATGCCCTCCTGTGATAATGTCGATGATGTAGTTAAGTTCCTCGCTTCCGACTTCTCGGATAACGTCGAACGCCCATATTCTCTTACGGGGATGTACGGTTCTCCGCCAAGCTTTACGATCTGCTTTCCCACATACTTTCGCCACTCTTCGCTTTCCTCCTTAAACAAAGGGAAATGGTTCTGCAAGAACTTGCGAAACATCTTCATGCCCGAACGCTTGCCAAACAGGTAAAATAGGTAGAACAAAAGGGCCTCCCATTTGAGGCCCTCCATGTTCTTTATTATGAAGTAAGTCAGGTCATACAGCGTCTCTAGTATGCTCCACATGTTCCACCACCTTGTATAGCAGCATGTCCTTTACTTCAGGGCCAAACAAGCCTTCGATGAATTGTAGGGTGAAATCTGTCACAGGACTATTGAAATATTCTGATTCGTCGTATTGGATGAAGTTTTTCATTATTTTTTGTCCTTCAAGCTTTGTGTGATACGCTGGATCATCTCATTACGGCGTTTGATAAGTGGTTCAATCTTCAACTGCTTTTGCTTGGCAGACAATTGACCACGTTCTATCGCTTTAATCCTCTTGTTGATGTCACTTACTGCATCCGATACATTATTGATGCGGTCCAGTTGACCTTGATTTTTAAATGGTACCTTGTTCAGTTTGGCAGATGCTTTCTCCTTGGTCAGTTCGTCTTTCTTCATATAAAACTTATCCATGGCCTTGCCGCCTTGATTCGGATCCACCAGGAATGATCGGGTAAACGGCGCCTGCTCAATGGACTTGGCTGGCTTTGTTGTGCGCTCATAGACTCCTGTTTTATCCAAGATCAGGTCCACAACGTCCGTGGCGTATTTACCAACACCAGCGGTCAATCCCTGTAGTGTATTGTCGATCACTCGCGGTGAACTGAAGTTCTTGAATGTACCTTTACCACCAGTAAGCTTCTCTACGCCACCCGCAATGATCCTAGCAGATGTCGTAGTGCGAACCGGGTCATACTGGTCAGAGAATTCTAATCCTTGCTCAGAACGTGGAATGATAGGACCTTCTTTAAAGAAAGAATAATTTGAGTATCCTTCATAAAGTGGGAGCAATCCAGAAATTTGTGTTGGCAATGAAGAATCTTTCAATGCTCGCCGTGCAAATCCATCAAACGCTGCAGAGTCCTTGTTAAACACAAAGTCCAGTGCCTTTTCCGGCAGATTAGCAAATACTGCTGCCAAATCAAATGGCTTTGGAATACGAGCCACAGTATCTGTACCCGGAACAGCCAGTAACCAGAAGGAGTCCTTCATCCAATCTGGAGCATTAGCAATAGTATCCTTTTGTGTCTTATTTGCAAACTCGCGATTAGCGATAAAGATACCTATTGTTGGTGCTGTAACAGAAACAAATCCACGAGACACAACGCCTAAGGGATCATTTTTAATTGCTCTTATAAGTTTTGATTTACCTTGAACATTAGCATTAAAAAATGAAACAACACGGTTTAGAGGCCTCACACTAGCTCCACCGCGGGCAAAATCCATCAAATCACGGGACCGGTACGCTGCCTCTTGCTTGCTGGCGCCAGAACGCAGTGCTGCTCGGTACTCCCCGACCTTGGTCGCTGATTCCGTTGTGTCTGAAATGGCTCTCAATAGTCCAATCAGTGACTTACCGTTAACCAAATTGACAAATTTTTTCGAATTCGGCTGCTTCAGAACCGTTTCCAAGGCTTTTCTGTGAAGATTTCTATCCATAGAAAGCGTATTTCCGTAAGCTCCCAGGTTATCAATCCACTCTTTGTACAATGGACCTTTCGTGATGGTCTGGATCAACCCGGCGCCAAAGTCGGTAATAGGATTGAATCCACTTTCCGAGACAACGAAAGCATTGTTGATATCACGAATTGGGTTGCGCAATGCAAACTCTGGTGTCAGAGTGGCGCCAGCTCTTAGCAAGCTTGCTGGTTTGGAAAGGATGTTTATCAACGTATTACTGGACTCTTTGTCCAGGTTCATCAGTGCCTTGTATACCTCAGGCTGAACCTCATACCGGACTTCCTTGCCATCTACCTTAACCTTGACTACGTTTTTCTCTCCTACTTGCTCGGCATTGGTGAGTTTGCGGAAGAATGTACCGTTTCCATCCAGTTCAGCAAGCTTTGGTATCTGCCGGGCCACATTATTACGTTCGGCAGCATTTACGCTTTGAAAGATGTTCTTCACCATATTTTCCAGTGGTGCGATAACCTTTCGCTCTGACCCCTGCAATGCCTTAATCGGGCTGGTTACGTTGGCGAGAGCACTCGATAACCCGCCGCCGAATCCCACCTTTTCGTTATCCATTTCACGGAACAGTGGGATATAGTTCTTCCAGCGTTCGCCCAGCACGTCATACAGTTCCTTCGATACCACGCCACTGTCTACCAGTTCCTTTAGCATATCGCGGTTTACTTTCACAAGCTCTTGCTGTGCTGCTTTCATTTCGGGTGAATCCAGTTCATCGATGATTGATTTAATCTCCTGATTGGTGTAACCAGACTTATATCCCGCGGCGTTTACATCTCTTGCATGCATCGCAAGCACATAATCTTCTAAGTCTTCAGCAGTCTTACCCATGCTCTCTACTTTGCTGATTACAGGGCCAAGTCTATCTTGTACAATACGGCTTGCTCTTTCCGGCGCACCCTTGAAGAGTCTAGCAGACTTATATAGGCTGTCTTCTGCGCTGGCTAGTTTTCCCCCACGCACGTTCTTTTCTACCGTCTCAAGGGCTGCTAGATCGTCTGTGGTTTGTGTACGCCACTTCTGCCACCGTTCGGAAAATGGCGTTGACTTCTTTGAAACGTTACGGCTTATTTTCTCTCTGAATGATGCTGAATCGCCTTCGGGTTTAGCATTGAACTCAGCGGCGGCCTTCCCTTCATCGCTTGCCAATCGTTCCTGGCGCCGTAGTTCCTCTCGACTCATGCGCAGGATCTTCTCTGCGTGTGGACGGACAGCCTCGCCAAACTCCTTTACCAGTTCTTCCGTGAAATTTGCAGCTTTGATGGTGCCCTTTCCAAGCTTAGAAGCCATAATAACCGCATAGTCAGCCCATTCTGGTAACGGGTTGGAGTTCAGGTTGCCTCTACGCTTTGCCAACCGTTCTCTAGCAGCCTTCTCTGCCTCGTCAAGGTAGGTGTAAACCTTATCCCGTACGTTTGGATGGTTGACGGCTTGAATCGCTTCCTCGACTTCCTGAACCTCTGTTTTAACCGGTGTTTTGATTGGTTCTGGTTCAGCAATTGGCTTAGGCTCTGGCGCCGGGGTAGACTTCAAAGTTGCTTCAGCTTCCTTAGAAGACTGCATGGCATAGTCAATATCATCTTGTGTCCATTCGGATACGGGCTTACTTAGGATTTCACGGTCCCGAGCGCTGAGATTTTCATCAACCACAGGTTTTTTGGTTTCTGGTGCAGTTGCAATAGGCTCTGGCGCCTCAGTAATCGGTTCCTGTACAGTTCTAACCGGCTGCATACTTGGTGTCGTATCAATAGGTGCTGAAGGTGTTTCTGCCGCCACAGGAGCTTCTGGCGTTCCTGACTTTCTTGCTGCGCGTACATCGGCGAACTTCTCAAACCCCGAGCGCACAGCGCCTCCCGCAGCGCCCAGGCCTAACCCAAATCCTCCACCGATCAAAGCATTACGCAGAATATCCTTATTACTATCCTGTTGGTTCATTAGACCAGCAGCTACGTTCTGGGCTGTTCCTGCCAATCCTTCTGTCAGCCCTCCTCGTACGATATTGTTAGCCGTTGATGGGCTTACCTTCGGGATTACCTTAGAAATTGCATTGGTCGCCTTCATTGCAGCACCTGTGTTCATTAACTTTCCAGCTGCCTCATATGGCGCCGCATTTGGCCCCAACCCTACCGGGGCACCAGTCGGAGTAATGAATGGCGTGACTAAATTATTGATGACATTTGATACTTTGTCAGCCGTGGCGTTACCCGTAGAGTCGCGTTGGGTTACACCAGAGTTACCCGCGAAGGAGTTGGAAATAAAACGGCCCACGGGGTTACCGAAGGCCAGATAGTTTAGTGCACTGGGTACTGTTTTAAGGACGTCCGGCATGTTTGTTTCGTCAATCGCTTTTTGCCGGATATCGTATTCTGTGACTGGTTTAACCGGAGCAGCTGGACCTCCGCCAGTTTGATTCAGTACACTTGCTGCCGGTAGGCGCCCTTGCAGTTGAGTCTGCAAAGACGTCACCGGAATGTTCAGTGCTGACGGCGCTGGGAGTTTACCTTGAAACGCCTCAATTTGCTTTTGCTTAGCTTGATCTGCCTTGAAGTCAATTGGCTTCATCGGCTCCGGTGTAGTGTTAAATCCCTGCACCTGTGGTCCTTTTCCTACACTAGCAAGTGTGCTATCTAATAAAGTTTTTCCTCTGGCGTTATCTTCTGCGGTTGTGTCAATAATCTGGCGATTTCGCACGGCTGAAAACTTACTTTCTGATTCTTGCTCTGTTTGAGGGTTATATGTGCGATTTAAGACGCGTTGTTTTGCATCCTCTCCCCGTTTTCGATTGCGTACTGCATCAAATGTGGACATTAGGTCAACTCCTTAGTACCACTTATTTTTGTCCCAAAATTGAAGGGCTTTGTAAGGATCTCCATACCGGTCTATTACATACTGAAGTCCTTTACTGGCTTGCTGGTATGGATCTGACCAGTCTACGCTGTTACCACCATAATTTTTACGAGTGCCATTCAAAAACTGGAATAATCCCGCAGCCGTAGATTTAGGATTTTTGGCATTGGGATTAAAACTGCTCTCCCGAGCAACCAATTCTTCGAGTGGTTTCTGCCATTCTGCGGGCTTACCTGCCGCTCTTAAGGATTGAGATATGGCCGAAGATGCGATTTCATAATTCTTCGGATTTGATTTTGCATCCGCCGATGCTTTGTAGTAATTTTTGTAAGCCCCACTAGCACTAGCCGTGGGGCTACTCAGTTTCCCGAGTAGCTTTTTAAAAGTGAATCAATCTCCTTTTTAGACATACCAAGCGATAACAAAATTTGATTGGTTTCTGCATCGCTCAGGCCGTAATCAATCACAGTTTCAAACATTTCTTTTCTCTTGGCAGAGTCGGTTGTGACTTTTGTTTTACCTGTATCCTTTGGAACTTCGTTTCCATTTGTGTCATATTCAGTACCGTTGTAAATAGGTTCGGAATACATCGACTTCACGCTCTCTAGTACTTGACTAGGCGTTAATCCGCTGGACTTTGTTGATCCAGGTTGAGACTGTTCATAATCCAACTGCGCCCACGCCCGGGCATTATCGTCCTGAGACAATCCCAACTGAGCCTGTTGATACGCTGCTTGATTCTGTTCAGATAGATTGCGAAGTGCATAATCCAGTCCACCCTGTTCTTTGTCATAATCAAACTTGGCTTGCCATTGCTTATCTGCGATTGCATCACGGGCTTTAGAATATGCGAGTTGTTCCAGCTGATAGTTCTGATTAAACTGCGTATTCTGTTGATTCGCTGTAAGTGGTGCGTTAGGATTTTTCGCTCGATCATAAAGCAGATTGTAATCATTTGCTGGTTTTACTACTCTTCCAGTCATATTTGATACTGCCATAGCTGCATCTAGGTTAGCGTTTTTGACTGATTGGTCTTGTGCCTGTCCAGCCAATGTACGGATGCCCGGATTGTTTGCACTGGCTTGTGCTGCTGTCTTATCGGCACCGTAGAAGCTTGGATCAATGCCCAGCGCCTTCAGCTGCGCCCGGATGGCATCGGCTTCTGTGCTAAGCTGTGCGCGCGCATCCTTGGTTATTCCCTTTGTCTCTGCCTGTGTTTTCAGTCCAAGCAGGTTCTGTATTGCTTGCTTCGCCTCTGCGGGTAGGTAGTTACCGGTTACCTGTGCCTCTGTGATCGGGTTGTTAAAGTCCTGCTGGTTGTAGTCCTGGTACAGGTTACGCTGGTTGCCTATGTTGTCCTGGTACTGCTGGTAGGCCTGCTGTGCATAGATTGGTAGGACGTTATTGGCAATGTTCTCCGCGCTCTGGTTGGCGAGTTGGTTTGCTACGGTTTCGGAATAAGATGACTTCCCTTGGCCCGTTGCCCGTAATTGTGCGTTTGTGTTCTTCTGGTTCACGCTGAGATTCTGCTGTGCCGCCCGGAGTGCTGCTTGATAAGCCGGGTCTGTATCAGCATTGTACGTAAATGGCGTGTTCACAAGATTGGACTGTGCTGACAAGGCTTGCTCTGTACGCGGCTGTGTAGTTGCTGATACCATCGTCTGCGCGGCGGTCCGTGCTGCTGTTGGCACCGATGGCACTGACGTTACACCGCTTCTCACGTTGTTGGCTGCTTTGATGGCTGCTGGTGGTAGACCCGTAGCCTGTGGCGGCTTAGGCGTTTTCATAGCGCCAGGTAATGCAGCTATCGCACCCGCAGGCATCATAGGCTTCTGTGCGGATTGATTGGTTTTGTAGGTGCCTACTGCTTTTTTCCAAGCTTCCGAGTTGAATATACTGGACATGCTAACCCTCCTTTTGAATGCAAAAAGGACCCCAATTGGAGTCCTCTGTCCGTTCTATTGTGTTAACTTAAGCTTATCATGCGTGGGCAATACTTTTTGATTATTTTTGTATCACGTTAATTAAAGTGTGGCAATTATATTGCCGCATAAAATTGGTTATGCTAAGATAAACTAAAGAAGGAGCCGTGCGCTAACACGACTCCCATGTACAATCCGCTATAAGAGCGGTTGGCTTTCGGAGTTTGGTCAGAAGTAGACCGCTATCCTTGGACGGGGCGGTCTACTTTTTTTTGTTGAAGGATAAAATCAACACAACCAAAGCCGCAAATGAAATCATCAGCGTCAGTGCTTGGTATACCTCCATTGGCCTCACCTCCCTTCCGGGAGATTAGCCGACCGCCCTTATGCCATTGTACTGGTATATTATATCAGACCGTGCCTTTGTCGGGTATGGTCTTTTTGATATGCTCAAAGTTGAGCTGACCTATTTTTGTATCTTAGTCCAACCTAGCGACTCATCAAATATTTCAGTATCTCCGGTAATGAAGTTAATCCTCATCGGCACCTGCATTTCATATTCGTTCTCATACTTCATGTATTTATACGGTGTTGGGTAGATCAGAAATGCAAACGCAGCAATAAGAATCAACCCACTGACGACGATGATAGCAGCCTTTTTCATTGAGATTGCAGTTGGGCAAGATTGGCTTCAATGTCTTTAACAGATTGCTCATATTGAGATAGTTGTTCTTCATATCTACTTATAATATTTGCGTAATCTGCTTTTTCCTTGTCTGTAGTAACCTTATCTGCCTCTATTTTTTTTGCAGCAATGAAATCTTTTGTTTCTTGCACTTTTTTGTTTGCATTAACCAGCGCGTTTTTAAGTCCCTCTATTTTTTCAAGTCTATACTTTTCTTTTACTGCTGCTGTATCCAACTTTGCACCTTCTTTCAAAACAACTTTTTTACCATCATTCACAACTTCAAAACCAGCAGCTTCACCAAGATCCCTTACTGGTGCATAGTTTTTCCCTTCAACAACAACGGTATTTAAAGTTTCTCCATTAACCTCTACTGTATATTGTGCCTGTACTGTTTTTCCAATCAGGTTTTGAATATCATCTGCAAATGCTGTGGCAGATAGAGTGAAAATAGCACCAGCAATAAACCCGGCTACTTGTTTTTTCATGAGTTACTCCTTTGTGTACCAATTTTCTCCAATATACCACAGCGTATTCAGATTATTAAAGCCCTCCAGCCTCTAATCTATCAAATATTTCTGTTAAATCTTGCTGAAGCGTTCTATCAGTATCGTTGTTGTATAATTTATTCCAGTTCGCAAAGTTAACTGTTCCAGTAACGTTCATATCCAAATTACCACCAGATACATTAATAATAAGGCCTCCGATACCAAGTAACTCCATAACTCCCGTTACATCATTCAGCCCTCCTCTTTCTGCGCCTGCGAAAACCCATTTTAGCGCTGGTGTACCTGCATAGTTAGGGTCAATAGCCATGTAATGGTCAGCACTTGATTTCGCTGTTAACAGATTACCTTCTGAGTCCATTTCAATTCGCGGAAATGCATTCACTAAACTTTGTAATAGAAATTTTGTCAGGACCACAAATCCAGACTCGTAAACTCTGAATGCTGCTTGATCACGATCGGCATCACCCGCCCAAATTCGTAAATCATCTACAGTCGGATCTGGGTCGCGTTTGCTGGACAATCCTACAGCCTTATCCTTGGATGCAAGGTCCGTTTGGTTAACGGTGTAACCAGCTATTTCTCGCACGTTTGCGCTGGATATATACCCGTTAATGATCGAATCAATGTCCTGAAAGCTCCGGGCTATCTTGTTTATATTATCCTTAAGATACTTTTTCACTTCTTCTAGGTCATTAAAATTCGGCGGGTTGTTAAATGATGGTGCTGTGTCCCATAGTCCCATGATAAACCTCCTTTAGAATAGCGAGAGCTGCCGTACTTGGCGCACAAGCTCGTGAATTTTAGCCGGTCCAGTACCAGATATCTTAACTCTGACGGTGTTTTCGAGAACCACACTGCGAACCGGGATGATAATCCGCTCCACTTTTGCACCTGATCCGGACACCGTATGCACCAGATTGAAGTCGTTACCGTCCTTTGTAGTGGAAAGGTAAATATTTATCGTTGTCCCTACCGGAATTTCTGCGTACAGCCACAATTTCAGCCACCGCTGACGCTGCGACATCACAGGGTTAGTAAATGGCTTAGTGATGAAATACCAGCTTACTGGAGTTCCTGCGTCCGTTGTGGTGTCGTTCATTTTTAGAACTCTGCCGTTCGTGTCACCAATATATAGTTGCTTGCCGACCAATGCATACTGTTCCGGGCGTGGTATATCCAGCATCGACCATGCGGTTAGAAAGTTGTCATATACTAGCGTCCGGCCAGTCCCAAGGGTAAAGTATAGTTTTTCGCCGTCTGTGCCTGCCGTACTGTCCGAATTGATACCACTGTAAAAGGTCTTGATGATCTCGCTGAAAGACTTATCTGGGTTAGCTGACGCGGCGTACTCATATATCCCGTTAGTATGCATGAACCGCATAGTGCCCTCTTGGGTAACCACCGCACTATTATTAGCCACTCCCTCGTCTTCCGTTACCTTACGGACGTTGAAATCAGAGGGTACATTGCCAAACAGCAAGTGTACTGACGATGGCATTCCGATGGTTAAACGATACAGGCCGCCCGAAAGCATGTTGATGTTCTCCCCGGCTGTAGATTCCATGTCCTTTGCGTAGGAGTCTTCGTCTGTACCTTCGAATAAGCTCCACTGCCCCGGCTGATCCAACGCACAAGCGTGTAATTCCTTGCCTACAGCCAGCCACAGACGGTTGGAATAGGTAGTGATGTAGTTTCCTCCGGTCGGCGCTCCTGAGAGGTTCTGTACGGTGCTGCCATCGTACCGTTTTACCGGGTCCACTCCGTTTGATGCAATCAGGTTCACATCGTCAAGATTTCCCTGGTAGTTCGTCCAGTGCCAGCGTGCGGAAGTGTTCAGGCCGGATGCCAGCGTATCCCATGTGCTGCCATTCCAGCGTCTCCAGGTTCCATCGTTGAACACTCCGTGCAGCTGCGTTCCTTTCCAGACCATCAAGCCTAGCACCTTAGTGCCGAACGTACCTAAAACAGAATACCCAGCCCTCACTGAGAGAGCCGGGTAATCGTCGTTTGTCATATTGGACATGTCGGTTAGGTGCGAATCAGAGATGCTGTACGGATCGTACGTATTAATCCCCTGCCACTGCCGGATACTAATTGGCTCCTGAATGCCCGGAAGTGGTCCGCGCGGCTCTGGAATATCGTATTGAATTAGCTTCATGTCACAGCACTTCCCGTATAGTTTTGCGCAGCTTTGTTCCATGCTGCTTTATACTGAGTTTCGTACATAGTTGACTTTCCAGCGTCGTCCATAGCATTTGCCAAGAATGAAGCCAGCCCGATGTAATAGCTGTAGTGGTACTCTTCTGGAGCGTCTGGAACCGCCGTAAGCACGCTTGATGTGAATGCAGTTGTTGCTATCCTGGAGTAACGTAAAACGCCCTGCAAGCCGCTGGAATACGGCGCAGGACGCAAGGTAAGTATATGGGTGCTGTCATCAAAGGTGTATGTGTTCTGTAGTGGGTTCGTTATGCCCGGGATCAACTCATGGTACTTGATGATGCCCACCATCACAAGGTCGATGTTCTTTAGCCGCACCTCGGTGGATATGGTGTATGCGGATTCGTCCTTTATAGGTGTAAGTGGCAGCACTCGCGGGATCTTCACCACGTTGAAAAAGTCTTGGTTGAGCGCGTTCAGTACGACAATCTTGTCAGCTAGTGGGACTTCATTCGGCACTAGCAAATCTGCCTCATTGATAATAGATTGTAAGTCCAAGTCGTTCCCTCCTCACTCGCACAATTCAAAACTAAAGCGTACAGCCTCCGCAGTTATTGCTAGTCCATCCATACGTTTGATTAAAAACTTTGCATTATCGTCAGTACTGTCATCATAATTGTAAAAACCTATGATGGTTTGCGAACCACCTGAAGAATTTAAAAAACCAGAGTTTGCTTTTGCTGTGAGGCTCCAAAATGGAATGGGTATGTTGACAACTGTTTCTCCTCCAGTAAATGTTATAACTGTAGTACCTTCGTACTTTCGTTTTTTAACATAATTACCACCTTGGTTAAGGACATTGGTTGTATTATTATCAAAAGTGTTATCTGCTACATCGCAACTATTGGTGGAGTTTAGAAGCCAAATCGCTGTGTTCCGTTCTTCGATGATGTTTTGTGTAGCTTGGCAACGGTTGGAATTCGAAATAACTATGCCGTTTGCTGAAGTACCGCCCAAATTGGCAATCAAAGTGTTTGATGTCACTTTCGATCTGTCGCAGTAGTCAAGCATAATATCAGATTCAGCTGACGAGGAGTTTAGTTTGTAAATCAAGCAGCCCTCTATATTAATTTGAGGGTGAAATCTAGCCTTAATTCCACTGAGAAAGTAAGAAAAGTGGCAGTTTTTAACTGATGCATACACACCGTTAAGCGATGTCTCATTGTCATTAATAAGCACCGCTCTTTTGACGTTTATACCCATGCAGCTATCTAAGACTAACCCCTCTCCAGGTCCATCTTTGCGAAATGCTGTACTGGCATTAATGATCTTCACCCCACGTATCATTACATCCACGGTGTATCCTTCAAGAATAATTCCGTCGCCTATATTTGCAGAAACTCCATTCGTACCGCTGCGGATAATGCAATCACTGATTACCGAAACGGCACAATTGTTTAGAGTAATTGCCGCAGCCCATGATTGAGGGCCGATCTGGCTACCGTTATTTGCAGCATTGTAAGCTGATATAGTCGTAGATCCGCACAACATAACATTACTTATAAATACGTTTCTCCATGAGCTTCCTGGGTTTGATGGAAATTCAATCTCAATAGCTTTGTAAATATTATTCGTTAAAGTAATCAGCGAAAGTTCTCTGATTTCAATGCAATCTGAAAATGGGTTTGTTGTACTGAATTTTATTGCTCCAGATGATGTGAAAAAAAGCTGTGTTAGTTGTATGCCTGCGCCCATAATGACGATTTCCGTGTTGGTGATATCCAATCTCTGAGAAATAACAAACTTTCCAGGGGGGATGTACAGTATACCGCCACCCATTTGCTTTAATTTTTGTATTGCCGTTGTAAAGGCTACAGTGTCATCAATGACTCCATCTCCTTTTGCCCCTTCACTTATCACGTTTAAGATAACCATGTTGATTTCTCGTTGATCAGCCGCATCCAACCGATCCTTCAGCCAATCGTACGTAATCCCATACGGCGTACTGTACCGAGCGATAGCCGCCTCTGAACCGTCACTAAGCCCCGTTACCGCAAGCTTTAGCAGATGCAAGAGTGCGTCATACGCCGTATCCACCTTGTTCTGTGCGCCTCCCGGCGTTTCATACCTACTGTCAGCCTCGCTCGCTATCTCCGGCGTGGTTCCGCGCCATGGTAGTGTCATGGTGGGCCTCCTTTCTCAATTCAAATAGCCCTTGGACTTTCACCAAGAGCTTAAAAATACACTTGCGTACAAGACGGGGCGATGATAAAGTGGTTCCGGGTTAGTAGTTTCCAAAAAAAACCTTGTGGAGGGTAAAAAGTGAATGTTTTATCAGAAATAAATAATAAAGATAAGTTTATTAGGCCTGTATATGTCTCTTTTCTTTTCGCGCTCATTGTTGGAATTGGTGTGATAGTATCAGGAACAAGTAACACGATGTTCCTTTTAGCAATTTTCATTTTCTTAGCTAATGTGTTCTGTTCCTTTGAACAACGAAATTCAAGAATATTAGCACTATTGTTATTGATCACAGCTTATATTTTAATGGTTGCAACTAATAACAATAGTGGAGCTAATGGAGATTATCGCGCATACCACGGATTGTATGAGCATTTTAGTTACGGTGGTTCAATATCGAATATCACTGGCTATAGAGCCGAATATGGATACATGGTGTTAATGCTTGCTGTGTCTAAATTAGGCATTTCATATAACATGTTTTTAGCTGTACTGGCTGCTGTATCTATTACGCTCATCCATTCAACTGTATCAAAGATCACAACTAATTATAATTTAGTGCTATCCTGCTATATGCTTTCTCCATTTTTCTACGATGTGTTTCAATTTAGATATTTTTTTGCATACTCCATAGTGGTTTTTGCACTGAAATACATTTTGTTCGAGAACAAAAAGAATTACTTGAAGTATGCAGCATTGGTTATCATCTCCTCTTTTTTTCATACAGCAACTCTGTTTTTCTTGCTTTACCTTGTTCTCAAATTGAATGTTAGACTATTCATTAAATTAGCCTTATTGGTGAGTGTTTTTGTTACAGTAGCAAATTTTGTAATGAAAAAAAATATGGTAGATATCATCTATTCGTTTATTAACTTCTCCAAACTTGAATATTACACAAGTGGAACAATAAAATATCAATTGAACTCATTCACACCTGTGATGATAATATTGGTGATTTTATATTTTGTTTTTATAGCAAAATCCATTTATGATAAAGACCCATCTTTTACAAATAGGCAAATCTTATGGGTAAACCTTCTTAATATACTTATTTTCCCGCTTTTACTTGTATCCCTTGACTTTGAAAGGTTCTTAAGACCAATATTGCTTATAAACTATGCCCTCATTGCAGAGCATAATAAGCGTCTATTCGGATCAAAGAGAAATTTGATACTTATTAGTTTGCTTGTAGTTGTGGGTCTAAGACAATATTTCATGAATGATGTTACAAATATCATATTAGAAAATAACTATATTTTTGCGTATTTCAATAACCTATTTTGATAAAATAATTCAAAATAATAAAGAGCCTTCAGTATTCCGGAGGCTCTTTTACCTGTCTGTTTATTTCCAGCGACCAATCGCATGGAATGCTAAGTCGGCAATTCGTGTAATGTCAAATGTTCCTGTATTCTTGAAACGTACATTACCCGTACTTGTTGTTGATGGGCTATCGTGAACCATAGACACATAAGATAAGGCCCCGTCTGATTTTGTGGTTCTGCCGGTAACTGTCACATTCGGCTTCGCGATAAAAGCCTTGTTAAATGTTCTCGCACCTATCGCTCCGCTCGTGCCGTTTACAGCAACCGCAGTAAAATCTATATCCTGTGGATCGCTGTAATAGATTTGCGTACCGTCGTTGTATCGGATTAAATGATCAACTCCACTGTTCAACCGTTCAGATATACCTCCATAGTCTTCGAAATAAGATCCGTCGATACTCTTAACTGCGCTTGTTGGCGTGATTGTAGCCATTTGAGCATCGGTGAATGTATATGGAGTGTAATTGGAAACAAACATTTTTCTATTTTCAACACCCCATATTGCTAGTACAGAGCTTTTTAAGAATACTCTTACTACATCTGTCACTGAATCGTATTTCGTTGTCACTGTAATTGCATCATAAACCGATTGGTTTGAATAGTAAGCCTTCCAAGGTAATGTTTTATCAGTTCCAATTGAAGCGTCAGGGTATAAATAGATATAACCTATGAATCCGGTAGTAACTGAAAGTATTTTTATTTTTGCAAAGATATAAGGTTGCGTTAGAAAAGAAAAGTTTCCAATCTCATGTGTTTCATTTGTCGCAGCCATAAGACTCTGCTCTGCGTTCATGGTCGGGGACTCATTACCATTCAGTGATTTAATTTGGCCTCGGACTACTCCTAGTTTGTTCTTAGTCACATCTTTTACTGAAGATATGTGCATATCAAACAATTCAATGTGGTATGAGTTATTACCCTGATCGAAAATTGCAACATCTGAAGCTGGCTCCCAAGACCCGTAATATTGATTACCTGTAAGCCTGGATCTGGACACGGCGGCATTCGGTCCACCTGCAATACAAGCAGAATTTCGGTTACAATTATAAATTGTAGCTTCAAAATGATTACCGTTGATGTATCCATATTCAGTAGTATAGCCAACTTCTAGGTGAAAAGCATCGTTGCAATTATTTAGTTTTACGCCCGTAACTTTAACCCCGAATATTCCACTTGCATTAGAATAGGAATATAACTCAATACCATGAGCAAGCTTATATCCGGTCTCTATTTCACAGTTACTAATAGTGGTATGAAACACGTATGGACTCTTAGTAACATCCTTGACTACGTAAAGCATTCTATTGGTTCTAGCCGGAAATCCATTAAGTAAATTAATCCCATCAAAGAACGATTTTTGATTCAATTTAACCAAAGATTCGTTATTAACATAAGTAATTGACGATTTATTTGAAGTAAAAAGACCACAATCATACAGGGTAATTTCCCTATCTAATTCAATGTCTTCATCAATGTCCACAGTATAATTGTTATCTAAAGCATCTTTCAATGCTGCTATAGATCCTAACTGACTGTACCTGACCGTTTTTGCAATATCCGCCAACTGTTCATCAACCTCATTAAACTTTGCAGCCACCGCAATATCTGTGGTGTAATCCAGTAGAGACGCATCCAACTGCTGTGCACCGACAGCACAAGGTGCTATCTTGGGACGTGTCACAGAACCGTCAGCAAGGTTAACTGTTCCGTTTACATGGTTGTCTGTGTACTCCTTAGCGTCTTCCAGAGCCGCATCTGCCTTCGCTTGCGCACCACCTGGAGTTTCATAGCGCGGATCGTCCTCGGATGCCGTGCCTTGTGTGGTGTTGTATCTGTATGGGTATTGGTTTGGCATGGGATCACCATCTTTCCTTTACTACGTATCGTTCGTAACCGCTTGTAGCTGAGGTGTACTCTTTATAAAGCTCCTGATACCGGTTATAAAAGTTACCGTTGTCTGGAACGATGTCCTTCAGCACTCCGTATACCAGCAGCATGTCGAAATCCGGGTCGAATCCACTACCGTTATTGAGGTCATCCAGCGTCAATTCACCCAGGATTGATGTGTAAAATATCTTGATTCCGTAAAAAGTGTCATAGATAGGCGGTGGGTACACTCCGATCTGTCCGGCGACGAAGTAGTAATAAGGTCCGCGCTCACGCTCGTCAAATTGCCTCAGTGGGATTCTGCGCCAATCCAGGGCATCATCCTCAAATGATTGGTTCGTGTATATCGCATTTCTGATGGCTACCTCTGTAACGTTACCAGGAGGGCATATAAGTTCTGTTAGTCCGTTACCTGCTGTTAGGTCGAATGCTTGGTTAAGCACGTCTGATTGAGCCTGTGCGGGGCTGAGATTACGCAATAGGCGATCACGTACCTGTGTGATCTTGCGTAGGATGGATACCACTGGTGTGGTGTTCTCCGGCAGTTTCTCGATGATTTCCTCGACAATTTCTTGCACTAGCATGTCATCACCCCTTTACGCCGGCACACGAGGCTTGCGGCCAGTACGCTTACCCGTTTGCCCCTCCCGGACAATGTTCTTTTGAATCGTCTCTACTTGCTGAGTCGGCGCTTCTCGTTCCAGCAACTTCTCCAGCAATTCGTTCGTTCTATGTTGCGCTCTGACCAATGCGTTTAAAGCATCCAGTTCTATGCGGTAATTTTCCATAGTTATAAAAGAAAAGAGGGAGCGTATAGCCCCCTCAGTCCTTGTCCTCCATTCCTCCATGATCTCGAATCCACGTGACCATTTCGTTCCATATTTCAGTGCCCTTTTTCTCAGATGCGCTCATTTCTTTAGTGATTCGTTGCAATGGTACATAGCGAACCTTATTTTGTTTGACTTGCACCGTCTCAAATCCCACGCGTTGTGGCTCCATTTCCATCACTTCCTAATCACATGAATTGTCCACGTGCCAGAAGCAAGGTCAATGGTTCCCGCCGTGGGATTGAAAAAGGATATCTTAACCGCATTGGCTGCGGATACGTATCCAAAGGCCATCACGCCTTGCATGTCAGCAGGGGGGAAGAGTTCGACTCTATCCCCTAATGCTGCACCAGTGGCTGTAATAGCCGATGTAACGGCCCCTGTGACGGTCGCCAAGCTTGCCGGGTCCACAGTAGCTGTCACCACATAAAGGTTCGTCATAAATGGCTGGACAGCGGCCCCCGTCTTTTTAATGCCGATTGAAGATACATTCATCGGAGTGCTCCTTTCTTATTTGGTTATACCGGGAATGAACCAATACCCCAAGACCAGTCAACAGTTCCGAAAGAGCAGCGTTTTACGACTTTGTATTTCGCCACTTCAGTATCAAAGTCTGTGATAGATCCAGTCTCAGGCAGGCGACGATTGTACCATTTCATAGCGTTCTTCATGCGTGTTGAATCAGCCAGTACCCATTGTTTAGGATTTGTGAAGAATGGATTAACGATGACTTTAATACTTCCATCGGCATATACATTTGCATTGTGGTCGGCGTTTCCCGGTTCGTACTTCACGGCTCCGTCAGGAAGTCCGGCAATCTGCAAGGCAATACGGCGAAGACCTGGAGCTACAAATAAGGTATCTCCCATTGCTGCCATAAGGTTACCCTTGTCATCTTTCCATCCCTGCATGGCTACAAACGCTGCATCAAAGTTATCGATGTTCAATTCAGTGGTGATCTTGTTCGATTGTGTATCCACAGCGTTTGTGGGGCTGTACGGATGGTCTGTTGCAAACAGCGCTTTACCGTCAGGCAATGCAGCGTTATACAAACGTCCGCGATAATCAACGGCTGTGGTGGTCTTATCTCCATTGTTGAACCACTGAGCTCCTTGCATTTGCTGCGTCTTGTACACGGCATCTGCCAATGAGCGAATGCGGTCACGGATGGCAGTTAGCTTCAAGTCATCCACGAAATCGCGGTCAATCTCACGGCCCAAGGAGTATTTGGAGTGTGTAAAGAATTTCTGCCAGAGTTGATCCACATCTTCATATTTGACTTGGTTGTTAGAGAACTTCCAATCCTCCATCAACCCTTCGCCGCCGATCATTTCAACACTTTCAGTGGCCTTATCAGACTTTTGTACATCGAACATGGAAGGAATGTAGTCCTTTTTGTTAGTCATTTCACGCGTATATAGACCGCTAAATACGGATTCCAGTACGTTTTTATCCCATTGCAATGCTGTAACTGCCATTTATGTTACCCCCTTATTAGCTGAATGTCCGCAGTTTAACTTTTACGCGGCATGTGGTTTTGTTGGTGTTGACTTCAAGCACGGAGAATGGTCCGCCAGTTACGTCAGAGGCCAGTACGGAAAGGCCATCTGTGGATACATCAGCAGTTGTCATGCCTGGAAGGAATGTTGCATCTGCTGTTCCGGTGTAAGGAGCATCAAACCAGTCACCTTCACGGGCGATCACTACTTCAAGAAACTGATCTGTACCAGCTGCAAGTGTCTGATTGGCGAATCCTGCGATTGCTGCTCCGTTCGTTGCTTTGGTCCATCGACCACTTACCAGTTTCACTGCTTCCCCCAGCGTGAAGGCTTCGGAGTTTGTTGCTAGAATCGAACTGATCCGGTGCGTCGGTGCGCCGTAATCATTGAATGCAAATTTGAACGCCATAATTGATTACCTCACTTTTTGATGAATTTTTTTGCTTCTTTAGGATCAAGGCCGAATAATGTGAAAGCATCGCTTATTTCCTTTGGTACGACTGTTTCCTCTTCAAAATTAGCGCTATTACCGATCACTGCTGATCGTTTATTTAGCCTTTGCTGCTTGATCACATCTTGCTCTGTGCGCTTACGCTCGTCTGCAATGATCTTGTCACTGTGTACCAAGCGATAAGCGTCGATAGGGTCATAGTTTCTATCATTCACAAGTCTCTGCATTTCTGGTGTGAACCAAGGTGCTGCTGATCCGTCTGCGGGAAGGTCTTCCGTCAACTGCGGATACTTTGCAAACAGGTCCTGCCAGCCTTGGAGCTTCGCCTGTTCTGCTTGCTGCTGCTTCTGTGTATCCTGAGATGCCTTCTCGCGGTCCAAAACAGCTTTTGCTTCAGTGAATAGTGGATGATTGTCGATCAGTTCCTCGATCTGCTTAGGATCGTATCCATCCGCAGCGTATCCATCAATTAATTCCTGTTTCAGCGTGGCGAATTTACTTTCTTTATCTTGAATGGCTTGCTGTTCTAAACGGTCAAGGTCAGCAACATATTCTGCATGGTCCTTATATCCGTTTAACTTTGCTGCTCGATCCAGTGCGGCTTCGTATTCTTTGGCCCGGCCTTCTACCTTTTCGTAGTTCAGCCCCTTACGCGCATATTCAGGCACCTTTTCATCTTCAATAAACACGTCCTCTTTATTGAATTTGACGGTGATTCCCTTGCGTTCCGGTTCTTGATCTATGGGAGGATCTTCTTCGGACTCGGGTTCTTGTTCTGCTTCAGGTGCTGTAGGTTCCAGGTCAAACAATGCTAGTGCTGCGCTGACTTCAGTGTCGGCCTCTGGGAGGGCGGACGGTTCGACTTCTTCGCTTTGGGGGGCGTTGTTGTCAAGGTTTTCCATGGGTAACACTCCTTTATCGAATGGCTCCTATGGGTGGGAGCGAGGTGAAAAGCAATATAAAAGGCCGCCCCACGACTGGGAACGGCCTGCTATGCTGGTTGTTTTGTTAATGCTGCGGCTGCTTTCGCTGCCTCTATATCAACTTTCTGTTGCTGAATGCCTTGTTCGAACTGTTTATCTTGCTGTTGCTGCATCATTTGTTGATCTGTAGCCTGTGCCACTTGCTGCTGCAACGCCTGATTCTCCTGTTGTAACTGTTGCGCCTGTATTATAGCTTCTTGCTGCTGCTGTTGTACCTGTGCCGCCTCCTGGATGCGCTGCTGAATGACGTTCATCGGCTCCATCCGTCCATATTGAACGGTGTACCGCACAGCCTCAGCGTCGATCATAGGCAGTTGTGTAATGGGGTCAACCATTTGCAGCATGTTAAAGGCCATCTGAATCCAGTATTCTCTATCCACCGGCTTGTCAGCTGCAATGTTTACCTGTATATCAAACATCGGCACATATTCCTCAGTGACTTCCATTCGTTCAAATCCACCGTCTTCTAGCGGATTGTCAAACGATGTTGGTACACCATTGACCAAGCTATTGCGGCTCATACCCACCCTGCGACCTGTTACACGAGCAATACGTTCAGTGGTATAGAACTGGGCAATCAGTTCAACATACTGAGCAAACACCTCTTGGAGCGTCTCCTGTATCGCGTCAGTTACGGTATTAAGTCTGGTACTAGCTGCCGATATCAGCGCTTTGGCCTGTTCCCCACTGGTTACATTGCTGCTTGCTTGCCCGTTGGCTGAGTCAAACTGTCCAGGTATCTTCTGAAGCATCTCAAGATAATGCTGGATCATGTTTAATACCGTGGTCGGAACATTTACACCCTCTAATTCCTTCCACCGGTTCATGGCATCTGCTGCAATTGGTAGCATTGAACCAGGAGTTGAACGCCCCTCTTTCCACGCCCGCACCTGTTTGGAATTAATTGCGCCCTCTTCGTACACAATCGCAGCGTTACCTTGTTTCGACATGGTTTCAACCGCAAGTTCAGCAAAGCGGTTAAGCATCATTTGGGGCTTAATCATGTCCCTCATGAATCCCTTTCCCCAAATATTACCCTCTATAGGAGACAACGTACGCGCACTGAAAGGGTATTTACCGTGATCATAGACATATGCCTTATGTTCAAGAAAAACGCCGCTGGTGGTCACGTAGATGCAGTGTACACCTTCCATTTGACCTTCTGCTTTAGCTATCGCCTCAGATGGATCTTTGCCCTCAGCCATATTGCTTCTGGCTTGCTCTGCAAATAACTCTTTATCCTCTGAAGTGACCATTTTCGGAAGACCTCTGTACCAATATTCCAGCAATCCGGCAGTGTTTTGCTGTGAACTATAGTTTTGAGTGGAGGTTGATGTGTAGTTAAATGACTCTTGTGAATCTAATCCAGTATTAAATATGTCAGTGTCGTTGGAGTCCTGGTCAGGCATGACCTTTTTCCCTTGCTCAGGCCAGCGTTCCCGGATATATTCCATCGTTTGGCGTGTATTGATGATGATTGCACCCATCTTTTGCAGATAAATGAAATCTCTCACCCTCGGATCTGGAAAGAAGCTTCCCAACTCTACCGGGATGATATCGTTTTGTCCGTCATACCTGAACTTACCCCGCCCGCCTTCAACGGTTGGATCGTATAAGGTTTGAAGGATCAAGGGGCCATGTATGACAGCACTCTTCACAGCGAGTACGTACTTAGACCTAAACCCTATCTGCCTGAGCTCATAAGGTATAAAATCATTCAGATCCTGCGCTTTCTCTTCGTCTCCTTCCTCTTGTGCTTCAAAGTCCGGGAATGGGTCCCAACCCGTGATTTTACCTAGGATAGAGTCAATCTGAGCACCAGCAATGTTGTCTACGTTGCTCGGCCTCATCTTGATTGCTTGATCTGAGCGCAATCCCTCCCAGTGATCCCCGCGATAGAACCTCGCTTCAAGTCGCCACTGTTCTTCCATCGACTGCCGATTCTCCTTGAACACTTGGTAGTCATTATCTACCATTGCATATATCTTTTGCTGCTCTGGTGTATTGATAGGCTCCTTCTCGGGCTTAGCGTCTGAATTACCCATCACCCCAGCCAGTTTATCCTTGGCCTTGTCTAGTAATGTCATATGTCACCTCCTACTGTAATTCATCTGGTTCTTCGTTGTACTGCACATCATCAGCCCAGCTTTTAGGTTTGTGTTTTGGGCCTTCTGGTTCTTCCCTCACTGGCTTGTCTAACTGCTTATACTCCCGGTAGTCCTTTGCCATCAGCTTATTGGTTAAGCGGTCAATAACGCGCATCTGGTACCAAGCAAAGGAAAGCAACATGCCTATAACCACCAACAATGAAACTGTTACCATTCTCCCCACCCCGATATCTGGATACTTGCATCATCGTCCTCGTCATCTTCAAATCTTTTTTGACTTTTTTCCTCCGGCATTGCTGTCCACGGTCGTTCATTACCACTATTCTGCGGACGGCTCATACACCAATACCGCAGCGCATCTGGCACGTGATCCAGGGGATGGGCTGCGACATCCTCCACCATTTTGTCATCGTGTACCATTGATGGGATGGATTCGATCGCCTTTAGGCACGTGTTGAATATCTTTAGATTCACATGTTTATACATCTGACCAGTCACATGATCCAATGTGTCCACCGGATGAAGCCACTCTCTTAGGCGCTTCCAGCCGTTAACACGCTCTTTCTTTGCCTGTATCAACGGTACTCCCATATTGCCGAATATCTCAGCTGGCGTGACGTTCTCTGTCTTGGCTCTATTCCAAAAGCTTGTATCTGCAACGCTGTATTCGTATTCCTCCACACCGCTGTTTAATCGAACCATTTCCACTTGTTCACTTGTGAGAAGCTTGCTCTTTACGAACTCGCGGTAAAGGTAAGCTGTTCCCTTGGGATCAAGAGCCACCCAGAGACACACGAACGGGTCGTTATATCCCTCGTCCATTGCCCTATACCGTTTCCAATCCCTAGGAATGTCAAAAGGCTCTACGACGTGTAGAGCCCTGCTGAATTCGCTAAAGTATTGACCGGCGAATGTATCCCAGTCCCCGTCAAGCAGCTGTTTACGTTCCTGTTCGGGTAGTTGCATCAATCTCACAATGTAATTCGGGTCATTTTGCAGCAAGGCCGGGTTGTCCTGCACCTTGGCTGGAATAAATATACGCCTGGATATGATCGGCTCGCCTGTGTCCGGGTGGTACAATAATCCGCCCTCATCGTCCCTTTCATGGATGTGGTGCACTTTTTCCCACTCTCCAATGTCAATGAAACGCTTCTTAACCCACGCATGTCCTACGCTGCCCGGGTTAGTCGTGCTTTTGATGTACCTTGGGTATGGCGTTGATCCCCGCAACCGGGATAGCATGAATGTATACCAACCCTCTTCGAAGTGTGTGACCTCTTCCCATCGGATCACGTCATACTCAGCACCAGCATAGTTAGCCTTGTGCATATCGCTGTCAAAGTAAGCTAGTTCAATCACTGAGTCATTTATGAATATCCACTCATGTTTAGATTGATTGTACTTACCAAGTTCCTTAGGATAAGCCACAATCGTTCTAGCGATGATGGAGCGTTGCAAGTCTGGGAAAGTCCGTCTGAAGATAATTTGTCGGCTGCCGGGATACTCTAAGGCGTATTGTAGCGCGTCCCATATCGTAGCTTCGGACTTTCCCCCACCAGCAGCGCCGCCGTATAAAAGTTCATCAATATCATTCGTTTGGTGGTAAAGGATCTGTCTTGGCTGCGGCTCGTAAGGTATGACTACCTTGGTCATGGTTCCACCTTTTTCATATTAGAACTGAATATCACCTGTAGTGCACCGCCACCTGCTCCGGTTACCTCTACCTTGTCTTTGAACATTCCATAATGTTTCGCCACGCTATCCAACGCACCTTTAGCAACTGCCGGATCTACATCTTCATTTCTCTCAATGATCTTTTTGTACTTTTCTAGCACCCATTGGACACTCATGCCCGATTCTTCCTGCATTTTGTCCGTTCTTCGTCCGATTTCGTCCTGAATGTCTACATTTGACAACAAACGGCTACCCGCGCGTCTCGCTGCTTCTTCGGTACATTGATACCCAGCACGCAGATAAGCTGCTGATGCGTTCATATCTTTCATGTACTCATTTACGAAGTTTTTCTGCCTATCCGTCAATGCCATTGTGTTCACCTCCCTCTAATCCAATTTTGTTCCGCAGAATGGACAATACAACGGTGTAAAGTGACAGCATCCATCATCCACACTCATGTCCCATTCCCCGTCATCTTTCTTAATGCGGCACTCGCCCAACCGCCTCAAGGTGTCATTCTCTTTGCAAATATGCTCTGCATCCATCATTTCACCATCTTTCTGCTGTATTTGCGATATACCACCCGTAATTTCGGAGACTCACACCGTTGTTGTCTTCGCATTTACGTCATAATTTGCCTGAGATTGCTGCCCTGATACATATGTTGTGCCGTCTGCCAGGTATCTCATACTGTCCCCTACAGGCTTTCCGATGCTTGTTGCAGGGCCCAAAGGCTTTACTCCAATTGGTTTCAGCTGCTGATACTTCATGATTTCCTCCGGCGTGCCTTCTACTGTTCCGTCTGTATGGAGCTTCATTTATCTCACCACCTCTATGAAGATCAATACCATGAATATGAATAGTAATGCTAAGTAGCGTTCTGAATGCCTCAACCCTATCCGGCCTCCACTTCGTTAAGCCTATTCGGTCTGTCTCGATGGCGGCTTTGCCGCAAAACAAAAAAGAGCAACGACGACATGCCGTTACTCTCTCTGATATTGAACTGAATTAAAATGATAACCAAGTAAAGCAAACACTTTTAGCAAGCACTTCTGCTCCCAAAATTTCAGAAAATACTTTTTTGAAAACATTGTATTCTTCTTCGTTATAACATTCGATCTTAATAATTATATCAGGGTCGTATTCTATTTCCCTTTTTGCTAAGTACGCTTTCTGTATGGCGTCTTCCTCGCCATATACACGATTTCCACTATAGTTATTCATTCATTTTCCTCCTTTATCATTGTGATAAAAGAAGAGAAGCCAGGAGTTTACCCTGGCATTCGTTTACTCTTCTGTTGTGGGCAAACTTTGCTTTTGCCTTTCGGCTGCTCCCTTTGTTTGCGTAATGGGATTAGCTGGCGTTTTATTACGCCACCACATCATATATGCCAACCACCCTGTCGAAGGTTGCGCTGAGCAGCATGCGCTATTTGGGTGGGTGTTGCTAAAAGGTAGCGCCAGCACGTAGCAACCGGCGCGTGAGTAGGAGTGAATCAAAGGGATGTAAAAGTGATGGGGAATCAGCGCTAGGGGCGGTTCGCGCGATACCGAACGCCAATTCCTCATACTACTATAATATCACGATGCTTTTGCACTTGTTGCACCCTCTTTGCAACCTTTTTTACTCATGTAGTTGCGAATGTAGTGGTAGCTATACCCCAACTCCTCTGCAATTTCGTAATAATTCATGCCTTGCATACGTTTGGACTGTATTACATTTGCGAGTCCGTTGAATTTCATCATTTCGGCTTCCATCTTGCTCTTGACACTCAGTAACCTTGAAACTTCTTCCTCGACTTCGCGATATTCCGCAACGATATCATCATACTTCTCTAGCCCTTTATCCAAAGGAATATGGCAATACCCTCCTGACGATGGTATGCTTCCAGACCACATCACTCGTTTCACCAAATCAAATCTTCGCTGGATCTCCATTTGGTGGATCTGCACGATCCGCAGTTCTGCGCATATGTCGTTGTATGACTCCTTCCAGTTCATGGTTATCCCCCCTTAGACTAATGATTACTCTTTAATCACTTCCCACTTATTCGCCGGCTCCCATCGTGTCAACCCTTCCTGCATGATCTTGATGCGGTAGCCTATGCCGTATCCGGGTACGATATTGCGCTGTACTTCCAGCACTGTCGCAGTATCCCTGTGGTCACGTTTATTCCGTACTATATCGCCTCTGGTCATAAGGAGAAAACGGCTTACGCCGCCTCCACCTCTACTTTACCGAATACTGCTAACTCGAGCGCTTGGAGTCTTTCCTCAACTGTTTTTCCAGCCACTTCGCTACCAGCGTCCGATTGATCCAGTCCACCGGTTGTGCTGTCCTCGCTTTGAAACGCCGGAACCGTTACAGGCTGTTCCTCCACTTCCAAAACCCCATCGCTAATTGTATCCACTTGCTGCGCGGCTTCGGCTCGAAACGTGTTCGCCTGTTCGGCGGTTACCTCCCGATATTTCGACTTCTGAGTCCATGGAAACCGTACCGTTTCGTCATTCTTCGCCAGTTTTGCAATGTAAACACTCTGTGCAGGTTTGGCATCTTCGTCCCAATGCAGATCATAGATTGGAATAAGAGAATCTTGGATAGCCTGCTTATAAGCGTCCGCCTTGGCCTTTAGGTCATCCGATGTAATCACCTTTACAGCATCTCTCGCGCCGATAGCCGCCTCTGTCTGAAGGTCTGTTACTCTGCTGTTTAGACGATCAATCTCGGCCTGCTGCTCGTCAATGATAATCTGTTGTGCGGCTCTCTTGCTTTCCAAATCCTCGACAGCATCTTTTTCATTGGCAAGCGCGCTGCGGAGGGATACTACCAGTTCTTCACGTTCCTCAATGCTCGCTACCAGTTCAGCGTTCGTGCTGCGTAGCTCTGCAATTGCCTTTGCCGCCTCTTCTTTAACCAGCTTCAATTGTTCCAGCATTTTCGCGTCTTTCTCGTCAATAAACATTTGCAGACCTTGACGCAGGATGTCATATGCTTCTGCACTTGCAGACAATTGGCTGATGCTTAGGCTTCCTATTTCCAAGGTATCCAACAAATAAGCTGTTTCAGCTTTAGTTTCTTCTACCAGCGCCACGTGCTGTGCTTCAATCTGCGCCTGATATTCCAAGTCACTGATTTTGTTGCTGACCGCATTCAGTTCATTTAGCAGTTCCATGGGATTTCCGACCTTAACGCCATTATTAACAGCAACAATGTTGTCCTCGATCTCCTTTTTTTGCTGCTTCAGCAACTCAATTTCCGCTACACTCATTTGTCAAATCTCCTTTATGACCGTATATGATTATTTACTATTATTATACACTATTTCCCGGCATATTTGGTATATAAATCGTAGTTTTACGCAATATTTTATGCACTTTTATTGTTGTGATCTGGCGGTTTACCCATGCGTTTGTATGGGCTTCTGTAATCCTCTTGGTGCCATCTTTGTATCTCTCCGGTAACTTGGTTGCGGACTGGCTTAATAATGGCTGTAATCGACCCACAGGTGTCCATATGCACGATATCTAGTCCAATGTTAAACCATGCTGCTTTCATGCGCTGACCTCCTTGATATAAAGATCCGGGTACTGAATCATGAACATCCGTTTCTTAAGCTGGTAGACAGCAGTCTTAAATCCTTTCACATCCTCAATCTCTTGGTGACCGTCTGCATAAGTTACTAAAAAGTCCGCTTTGTATTTTATGGACGCTACTTTCTTCCCTGTGGCCTTGTTTACTCTACCCTCCATAAGTGTATAGACCGGCTGCAAGACGATGTCTGTGACCACTCCAGCGCGTTTCAGGAGCATTAGCTCTTGGTATCTATGAGCCTCCGCACCAGAAGCAAACCATATTCCATTAACTTGCGTCTTTCTTGCTCCGTACTTGTTTGCCATCCTTTTTCACGCCTTTCTTGCTCATCATGTAGTGACTCTTGTTTCGTGGTGTTGGATTAAGCTGTCCGTACTTTTCCCAATCCTCTGCGGTCATTGGGGTAGTTATGCATTCACTGTGGACTGTCTGCCTATTGGGCGGCGGGAAACTGGATACTACCGGCATAGGGGTGATACGGCGGTGTTTCTTTTGTCCACTACTCATTTTATTACCTCCAAACGTCCATAGTCTTCTTCAGTTTCACAAGATGGACATACGAATGATGCATCCATACATCCAATTTCGTCTATCCGAGTGATTTCCATTGCTCCATACTTTGCAGCGGTTGCATAATTCCAAGCTTCTGCAATATTAACGCGTTCGCAGTTTGGGCATTTGTATAATTTCGATAATGTGTCTGGCTGTACTGGTGTGGGGTCAAAGGTGCCGGCGTGGATTGCGTGCATCGTATATCGGTAGGCATCTTCTCTACCTTCGCAGTACATTTTGTCAGCAACTCCCGGTGTACCATAATACTGTTCTTTGTCTTTCAGCCATTCCAGTAGCTTATCTGCGTCTATCAGTTTCATGTTTGTTGTTCCTTTCTTTATGGGGAGCAGAAAGCCCTATACGGCCTCCGGCTCCGCCTGAGTATTTCGGTCGCTTCGATTGCCTCCGGCCTACAAACAACCTTTCAGCGCTTTAATCAGCGCTTCGATATCGGAGTTTTCATATACCATGAACAGTTGGTTTTCATCGAACATTCCGTCACGACTTCCACAGTTTAGATCCAGCTTGAAGGATGTGCCGTTCTCTTCTGCATCTGTGAGTCTGTCGCTTGCTTCATCACATGTTTCTCCATCCACGTTGAACAGAAGGTCTTGATACAACCAGTCGTTTGTCCATGTGTCCCCTTTGATCATCAATCCTTCGGATACTTGCGGCATGTAATGGGAATACACGGTACCGGATGGCATGGATAGAAACTCTTTGCGGTTAACGATCCTCATATCCTCTTCTCCCCCTTATACCTCTTCCAGATTGTCAGAATTAGTTACTACCGATGTGAACGGGTCCACCTGGAGCCATACCTCGTCCACATCCACGTTAATTTCTACGCTCATTACTTGACCTCTGACTCCAGCGCACGGACCGTCAATTACCTTGTAATCTCCCATGATTGTTATCTGTTGCATCTGTTATCCTCTCCCTTTGGGGTCTCTGCCCCCTTATAAGTTAAGTACCAGACCATATACGGCCTCCGCTACGCTAAGTATTGCGGTCGAATCGGAGGCCTGACGGCCAATTACATTCCTCTTTGCCTCTCTTGCCACTTTCGAAAATACTCTGCGCTCACATGACTGTTAATGTTCTTGTAGTCAAACGGCTGTTCGCAACGCGGACAATACGGAAGCATTTTCCCACGTTGATAGTCCCTTTCTAAGCTTTTGAACATCACTGAGTGTGGTTTCTCTTTCAACCATTGCAGACGCTGCTGGTTTAAAGACTCATGTTGCCTATTGAGTTGATCGTAATGTTCAGCAAGGTGTAACATCGCTTCAAACGGGTCTACCGTCATGCCACAATCGCAGGTGATTTCACGATTAACCTTATCAACAGTGAAATGTTTCTCGTCTCCACATGTGCACTTACGTGGTTTGTGCCGTTCAAGTCGGATAACATCAAGGGTGATTATCTTGTCGCTCTCTGTCTTCTCTTCCCTTGTGAGTGTCATTGGTTAGCCTCCTGTTCTGCTAGTGGTTTAAGGTGCTTATCTGGATTAGGCACTCTCTTCGACCAACGTCCGCAATCAACATCCGCCCAACTTCTATCCTTTGCCATACGAATGATCAACCCAACCCCACCAGTCTGAAATTTAATCCAGTCACCTTTTTTGAGTGTCATTGGTATCTCCTTCCTCAACCTTGCCTATGGCCTCCAATGCCCTCTGCGTAATGTCATAAGGCAGCACATGTGAGTAATTACGGATTATTACGGCAAGCACGTTCTCGGCCGCGTAGAACTGTCTGCGGGACAGTTTCACATCAGATACAAGCTTTGTAATATCGCCCCGTACGGCCATGCTGTTGTATTCCGGCTCCACGCTGTTTCCTTCACCATCCGTGGACATTGTGCGGTATTCCTTGCTGAGTTCATCCAATTGCTGATTTGTAAAATATGCGTTCATGATTTATTTGACCTCCTTGGGTGCTGGGGTATCTGGGTAAAAGGTATGTTTGGGTGTTTGTGTCATATCCTGTTCCTCCCTTAGTGGGAGAGGAGGGATACTCCTACTCCCTTAATGATCTGTTTCGGCCCCCGGCTACGCCTGGGATTATTCCGCCGGATGGTGGCCTACCGGCCTAGTGCATCATCTATCGCTTTTATCGCAGCCATGATTGGGTAGATCTGTTGTGGCCTCACTGCATTGCCTAAGGCCTTTAATCGAGCTTCGTCCAGTTTTCGGGAAACCCCATAAGTTGCTCTACCAAATCCGGCGGTGGATACTTTAGGTCGTGTACTTGGCGGCAATAGTCTCGAAAGTTGTTGTTTGGCCCTCTCCCACATCTCGCTGCTGCTTCTCGTGATCTCCCCCCCCGGTAATCGCTGGCTATCGGCGTAGGCAAGAATGAAAACCCGTTCTCTTTCATATTGTGCGTCAGAAGCCGCAGCCGGAATAATGAACGGTTGCGCGGAGTACGCGATGTTGTCCAGGTCATCAAGCACAGAGTCGAGTCCCATAGTGATGTGTCCAGCAACATTTTCGCCAACAAACCAACGGGGTCTGATCTCTTCCAGTAGGCGCTTAACCTCTGGCCAGAGGTGGCGGTCATCATTTTCGCCTTCTCGCTGCCCGGCAACACTAAAAGGCTGGCAAGGGTATCCGGCGGAAACAACGTCAATTGTTCGCCCATTTCCAACGATTCCATCTTTTATCAACCTCGCTCTCGTTAGTGTCTTCACATCATCGTATATAGGGACGCCAGGGAAGTTTTTCTGTAGCACCTTAACTGGGTATGGCTCACGTTCGCAAAATGCCACTGTCTTCATGCCGGCCCACTCAGCTGCTAAATCAATCCCGCCGATTCCGCTGAACAGGCTTAAGTGATTCATGTCGTCACCTGCGATAGCGTGATATATGCCGCCTCTGCCCTCTCTCTGGGGCTTGCGATCAGCAGTCTACTTATATCCCATTCATTCCAATTGCTGGCGCGGTTATAGTTTTCTTCGCCATATACCACGATTGATAGTTGATCAACATATAGTTCGTAATTTACCTCTATAGCCTTTGCCTGTACCTCTAGAGAGGCAGCAGGGTCAGTGCATGGGTCCCAATTCTCCGGCAGACGGAAGCGATTTTCATCAATCCACCAAACAAAGTCACGTTTCTTGTTTGGATCTCCGCCGGCCTTCCATCCCATCAACACCGCCAGCGCCTGGTTAAGCTCCGGGTTGGTCATTGTCTGTACCTGTGTCATGGCTGTGTCTCCCCAACTTCAAGTGCAGATTTAGCAATGTGATAATAAGAGTTGTTCCCTGCGCAAGCGCCATCTGATTTTATTTTCTCCAGCGCCTCCCGTTGCCGGGCTATGGTCTGTTGTGCCTCTACTAATCTGGCGTTCTTCACGTCCATAGCCAACCCTAACTTTTTGTTCAGCCTCTTAAGTCGCTCTAACTTTTGCTGCGCATCTTCCAACTTGTAAGTTGTGCCGATAAATTGTTGTTGTGCCTCTGCCAACTCATCGTTCTTTTCTACAAAGTCATCCCGCCATTGTTTCGCTTCATCTTGCCATTCCTTGATCTTTTGCTCTGCCTCTTCTAGAGCAGCCAGCGCCCCTTTTAACTCTTTCTTTGTTGCTAAAAGTTCGGCTCCCATCATAGATATTGTCATTCCCATTTCTTCAATGTGTTCGTTCGGCGTCATAACGTCTCTCCTTCGTTGTTAGTGGATGTATTAAGGGCTTTACGGGCCATTTTTCCAAAGTCTGCTTCGATGAATGTTAATTGATGTTGTGGCTTCCTAAAGTACATATCTTCGTCTGCGTAGAACGATAGGGCTTTGTCCTTTTCTTCTAGGAGAGAAATTAGGTATTTAAAGTCTTTCAACGCTATTGCTGCAAGTATTGTATAGTCTGGAATCAATGCTACTCCGTCTTCTAAAATTTCATACGCCGCTTTCATCTCTGTTAGTTTATTCATGGGAACCACCTATACGGCCCCCGGCTGAAGCCTGAGCGGATTCTGTCGGAACGATGGCGCTATCGCGCAAAACCGGTTCGTATTCATCATTGCGGATTACGCTCGGAACACCTGTCTTATGATCAACAATGAGTGTGTAGGTTGTTGAATCCCATTCCATCGTCTCCGGTTCATCAAAAAGCGCTACATGGCATATCGGACAATCTTCTAACACGTGATCATCAATCTCATAGAATTCACCTTCACACTCCGGGCAGCACATTCTTCTAATTTGCACCGCCATATTACTTGTTTCCCAGAAGTTAATACTCTTCTTTTCCATTACCTTCACCCTCTCACCTAATATCCGTTACCATGATCGCGCCACATCATTTCCCAAAAATCTTCTGTTTGTTCAAAACATTCATCACATTCAAGCACCCAGTTAAGCGGTTCCTCAACGTACGCCGTGTTGGTTCTGCGTATCCATGTTGATTCTTTTTCCTGCTGGCATCTGGAACACTTCATCTCTTAGCCTCCTGTAAGCCCCGTAGAGCGCTTAAAATTTGTAACCCTCATAAATACCTTTCCTTGAGGTTATAACGTCTGTGTGGGGCTTGTATTAGCTGTGAAACGGATTCATTTGCTTCTCTGCTTGTTCGATTATCTCTGTCCGGTACTTTTTAGAGCCCTTCCCGGTTATGGTCCATTTCCGTTTGGTCTTCCATCCGTTCTTCCAATCCACCCAGTGCGAATACGTAGCTTCAACATCTATTCCATCACCTTTGCAAATGAACCACCGTTTTCCGACTTTGTTGACGTCTATGTTCATCCCTGTTTCCTCCCTTGTTATGCCGCCTCAGCCTGCTCACGTTCCCATTCATCCACGATACTAGTGTCCATTCCGAAGGATTCCAGGCCCTTACGCCACCATAAGGCGAAGTCTTTGTCGTATAGGTCGTAGTCGTCTATTGGTTTGGTCATGATTTTACCTTGTTACTTTCCTGATCAGTCAACCAGTCGCAATATGATTGGCAGTCTTCTTCGGTTTTGAAATAAGCCTTGTAATAATCTTTAATGTCCTCAAATTTTTCGCCTGCCCAAATGAACTTTGCAACGTCTGAAACCCCTAAAGACTCTAATTCCATTCCGTCCGCTCTATCAACAGAGTACGATTTATACCAAGCCATAAATTTTCCATTTCTAACTTCAAACGAAGAACAAATATTTGTTCGGGGCTCATAGATTAAAATATTATTTTTGCATGAACAATCTTCTACCATTTCCTTTCCTGAAGGTGATAGGAATGGAATTCGTCTCTTATCGTCACACTTATTACATTTTGGACCGCTCATCCATTTCGTTCGTGGAGAAAATAATTCAGCCTTGAAATCACCCATTAGTTCTAAAAGACGTTCGCGCCGCACTTCATTTTTCAGATTGTTTTTCTGAATTCCCAGTTCTGCAACCTTTTGGTTGTATTCACGCTTAATTGATTCAAGGTTCTGCTTAACTTCCTGCAACTCTGCATTTTCTTTCCGCAACCGTTCAATCTCCGCTTTATGCTCTTCTTTGACTGCATTCAGCAATGATTCTTTAAATGCGTCTACCTGCTGTTCAAACTCACTTGGCTCATTGTAATAATCCTCATCGTAGTAACTCACTGTTCATCCATCCTCTCAACTGATTGATTTAAGCCGACTCATTCTTGTTAAGTGCTCGCCGGTCTGGCCCCAACATTTCAATTTGAATTGCCTTTCCGTCTATCCGGCTTCCGATTTTCCCACCATTCATGGGTAACCGCTCGCGTATCCGGCCTAGCGAATAATTGCTGGTCATAATGGTCACCTTGTTGTTCTTCTGGCGCTCGTCGATGATGCTGAATAGTTTACCTTCGGCCCACTCCTTGTATTGTGCCGTGAAAATATCGTCAATCATCAGTATTGGTACACTGTAATACCGTTGTAGTACTTCATCCTCGGAATCTTCGCTCGCCCGGTTGTATGTAGCCTTGATGTCTGAGAATAAGCGTTCCTCAGTGACATAGATCGCTGGTATCTTTCGGTATGAAAATGCGTTAGCCATGCACTGCATCAGGTACGTTTTCCCGGTCCCGTAGGCGTTTAGAATGGCACCTTGCTCCTTGGAAGCTCCCGGAACCCGGGCATCATCGCCAAAGATGTACAGCCATGTACCAAGTTCCAGATGTCGCTTAATGTCTCGTACAAAGTCGATAGCCACTCCAAACTGCTCGCGGTTCATGTTGTCAATCGTTGCCGTTTTGAAGGTATAGCCGCGCTCTTTTGCGTTGAAGCTCTCTGAGGCGTTGTATTTCTGGAACATTCGCTCTGTGTGGCAACTACAGTTTTCAACGACTGCTATCTGCACTGGGATCTGATATCCTTCCGGCTGCTCCCACCTGAATGTGTTAATCGTTCCAGTGTAGTCGCACTTCTCGCAGCCCTCAGTCGAAATTGCTGGCGCGTCGTTGTACTTCTTCGGTGGTAAGTCCTGATTCTCGTCCGGGGCTTCCGATGAAGTTTTCAGCGCCTCTGCTCGCAGCCTTTCGACTCGCTTCAGAAGGTCCTGCATAACCTGCCCCATACTTTCCACTGTTTCCGCCTCCCACTGCGATTAATGTGTAATCCTTGTATCGTTCATCGTTTAAAAATGTCTTCGGATGCTTGATGTATTGCTGCTCCGTTTGCTTGTTCTCGCAGTCAGTAGCGTAATTTGTAGCACATTTAATAATGAGTTCTGGGGTTTCGCCATTTTTGATTACCTTTGTCCAAGTTTTGAAGGCTTCTACTTTTCCAAGTTTCCGTGGATACACATTCCAGAATTCATCGAATTCGGGGGTATATGTTTTAATAGATTCCTTTTTAACCTTGTTATCTTTGTTTACCTTCTTATTATTGTTCCCCGACTGTTCCGCTGCTGTTCCTCCACTGTTCCCCGACTGTTCCAAGTTATGTTCCAAGTTATGTTTTCGGTAACTTTCAAAACCTTGGTATTGCTCGTAATTTACTACCGTGAATACTGTTCCAAGTTCATGTATTCTCGTGCGTATCCTCTGCGACTGTTCTAACCTCTTAATGCAACGGCTTATCACAGAAACTGAGTAAGTTTTGATTTGTCGGTTCTCGATGTATTCCAAGTCGCTTTGCAATTTTCGTATGGATCTACACCACTCCCCACGTTGCAAAAACAAGTCTTCGGATTGCTTGTACCCTTCTTCTGCATATATCGCATTACCATATATCAGGAAGAATAACCGGAAATCTACGATGTTTTTCCATATCGGATTTTCGAAAACCTCCCGGCTCGTTTGGAATGCACCTGCCATTGGCTACACCGCCCACTTTTTCAGGTACTCTTGCACCGCCTTATCTAGCAATTGCTGCATTGGAATGCCGCGCTCTACGCAGAACATTTTCAGCCGCTTATGCTCGTTAGGATCAAGACGGTAGGGGATGTTTTTTAACTTCTTTGTGTCGTTCATATTCTCACTCCCTCATGTTCCTTTGACGTCATATTATCATGACTAGTCATGACGTGTCAATACTTATCATTCTTTATTATTAACTGTATTTATGGTTATACTAAGTATGGAGGTGTAATGACATGTCACAACGTGTTCCATACGCAACAAAAATTGAAAAAGATTTAAAAGAAAAACTGATTAAACTTTCAGAGTTGAGCCGTATTCCTCAATCAAAACTTATGGATGAAGCTATTGAAGACTTGCTAAAAAAGCATGCTGCATTTTTCGAAAAATAGGGGTGAATGAAAATGTTCAAATTCACAATGGAAAACCAGTTGAAACAATTTATAATTGATAATTTCAACACATATTTCGACTTCGGATTGATTACTACAGAATACTCAGTTCGCGGCGGAAGAATTGATATATTAGGTGAAGACGATGAAACAATTTACATTATTGAAATCAAAAGAGATTTTGTAACATCAGATACCATTGTGCAATTACAGCGTTATTTGGACACCTATAAATCAGATAAAAAGTTGATTGGTATTGCCGTTGCTCCTAAAATTGATAACTCTGTAGATTTAACTAACGTTCCAGAAAACATATGGGTCAATATTCTTCCTGATGTTGAATATGTTCCGAATCCAGATAGTAAGGTTAAAGTTTCCGTAACGCTTGATCTTGACGTAGCAGCATATATTAGTGAATTGGCTGAGAAGGATGACCGATCCGTTAGCTCGATGATAAATGTCATCCTTCGCAACCATATGAAGGATAGCAAGGAAGACTAAGCGCTCTTTAACTGCTGCAGCTCAGCCTCCAGGGCCTGAATCCTCTCTTTCGAGAACTCGACCATGTGAAGGTATTGCTCCCTATTTGCCACTGTGCGGGATTCGTTCAAGCGTCCTTCGTAGATAGGGAGCCAACTCTTCCAGTCTTCTAATTCGCTTTTGAGTTGCTCTTGTCTGGTCATAAGTTCACCACCCCGAATAAATCAACTTGTCCCTCGTAGTCCTCTGCATCAACGATGTACTCACGCTCCAGCCAGCCTGCCGGGGCGTTTTTGCCGTAGTGGAAGAATTGCTGTTCTACAGGCGCACCCGGAATCCGGCAGGGATTCGCTGCGGCGGCTGTCTCTGTCCATACCCAAAATGTTTTTGCGGTAACGCGGGGGCCACTGGTCATGCGCTCACCCCTTTCTGCTTCCGCCGCGCCCGGACCTCGTCTTTCAACACATCAGCGATGCGGAGTAGCTTTTCACCTGTGTTACATTCGGTGTTACAGTGCTTTTGCAGCCGGTTATAGGATGGATTGGCCCATTTCTTGTCATTGCGTGTGGTACAGGTTTTGCATACTTTTAGGTAAGCGTCCATTTCTTTAAGTGCTTCTTTCCTCTCCATTTCGCGCCTCTTTCAGTAGATTTTTTATAAGTTCAGCCTGATGGTCATCAAATGTGAATAGCACACGGTACTCAGATCCTCTTAGAGAGCGTTTCAGCGTACGTTCGATAGATTCAACGGACCTAAGGAAACGTGCATCAGCGAGACGTTTGTCTTCGTCTGCGTAGATGTTGTGAATTTGAGATTTCAAGTCCAAGAATTGTTCCCAAAGTTTCATCATGCTTCCTCCTTATAGGACCAGTAGTTTTTACCATTTCCTTCGCTATAGTAGAGCCGTAACATTGCGCCGTATTGTTTCTTCCATGTGCGTCCGGCGAATTCGTTATCGCACCAATCATGACATGTGCCTTTGAAGCCGTGAGTACCGCATAGGTTCATGATGTTGGCCGGATCGTAACCCGGACCCATATGTGCTGCTTCGACAATATGCCCCTTGCTGAGATTCTTCGATGTACCGCAGCGCTCACAGACCGCTACGTCCGTTCCCATAAGCTCCATAGAGCGCCTGTTCACCTCTGCCCTAACCTCGCCAGTAACTTTGGTGATCGCGCCTCTCAGGCGGTTGTGTCGCTTGTGGTGATCAAGTATGCCCTCACGCCATGGGGCTACCTTCTTCTTTGGCTTCTTTCGCATGGTCACACCTCACATCGAATTTAGTTTATTGATGAACACACGGGCCTCTGAACTGGTTAACTCCTTTATGCTTTCCCTACCAGGAATTGCCGATATCATGGCTCTGAAATCATCCTCAGGTATTCCTTTTTCACTTTTGATCTTATGGCAGTATCTAATCTGAGCATCGCTGATAAGTGCTGCTGGACCAGATGATGTTGATTGGGTATTTGTATTGGCTGGTGGATTGGAAGCCCTTGGTGGGGCTGCTGGTGGCTGTGCAGGCGCATTAGAAGATTGCTCGCCGTCATCATCCTCCCCGGTATTCAGTGAAAGCATGGCAGAGAGACTATACCTCCGCGCATACGTGGTGCAGCTGCCAATGCCCTGTGGATCATTTTTCACAGGCTTCATAGTGAGTGGTTCAGACTCTATCCACTCCCCGGATTCATGTACAAGCATGGTTCGAAGGGTATATTTCTCCCCATCTCCACCTGGGAACTGCATTACCACAAGCCCATGTTTTGCAAGGATAGGCCGTACCTCATTTACAATGGTGTCCAATGTGGCGTATGCGTTCTTGAAGTGCGGGTTACTCGCGTCTTTTTCGATGATTTTCACTTCAAGGTTAAACGCAACCAGCGCTTTTGCTAGATTTACAATGGATTCACTCTTGTTGCACATTCGTATCAACCCCTATCAATTCGTATGTGATGTGCACCCGCTGAGCAGTGTAATCAAGTGGATTCGGCGGGGCATAGCTGTTGTGATTCAAAAAATCATATAGAGACTCTTCATCGCTCCACTTAGTGACTTTCATAAAATCAAATGTTTGGTTACCTGCAACATCAATGAAATATCCATCCTTGTGGCGAATGATGTACTTTGTGCGTTCATCACGGGTCTTCATCTGCGTGAATCCTCGTAATGTGCTATATAGTCATTGGCCTGCGCCAACTGTCGCGCTAAATCCTCGTTCTCGGATTTGAGTTGTTGGTTTTCGTCGCGTAACTGTTCCCAACTTTCAGGCATGTTCCATTCCTCCTAAAGTTTTGGTATACTGTGATTGAATATTTTAATATGCGACTTTCAACGGGCTGCCCTGCATGGCGGCCTGTTCTCGTCTCCACACCCTTGCGTAGTTCTTAAAGCACGTCATCACCCAACGCCTGTCCTTCGGTTTCAACTTCGCCATTTCCAGGTAAAACGTCCGGTCTTGCGGTATCATACCTTTCCCATCTCTATCAACACCGCCGCATGTTCCTTTACTTCCTGAACATATTCCATCATTTCCTGAGCAAGATTCTCCATATCTTCGAGGTTCATGTGAGTTTCCATTTTGATATCACCCTTGTCGATACTCAATGTGAATATCTCCATTTTCGGATGATTATTGTAATTATTAGCTGCTGCTGATTTACCGCCCATTGTGAACAAATATTTAACTTCCATTTCACTCTCTCCTTTATAATGTGATATAATGTCGGCTACCGTTCTAAGCAGATTCTTTCAGCTCTCTTTCACTCGTTTTTGCTTCATGCTCTTCCCATGTCATTACTTCCTTAGCGCGAAATCCCTTCTCATGAAGACGAATAAAGAGGCTGTCTAGATCAACCGCAGACCATGATAGTAGATGTCCGCATTCTGTCTCGATGTACCACTCTATACTAGGTGGCGGCGGTGGGTACTTAACTTGCATCGTCAAACCCTCCCAGCTGCCGTACAAACGGCTTGATGGTACTTGTCATGGCTTCATCCTTGCAGGCTGTGCAATGGGGTTGTAGCGTTTCGTAGACTTCCCATTCGGCTTCTCGTTCACCGCATCCGCACATTGGTGTGTAGGAACGGTATGGGCTTGGCTTGGGCTTGTCCGCTGGCTTGTGATACCGCTTGTGCGTCTCAATCAATGTGAACTTGTTTATATCCTCGCGTCTTTTAGCCAACTTTCTTCTCCCCCTTCATATGTGCCTCCATCAGCTGCTCTCTGTACTTCTTGTTCATCCGCGCCAGTCTTACGTGCAATTTGTACCATGCTTGTGGTGATAATCCAGGGTTTACGCCTTGTGGTTGTACTTTCATGCTGTAACCTCCTTGGGAATAAATTCCTTTCATAGTGAAACTATTTTTGTTAGATTAGTGAGAGCGGTTATCAAGCAGCGGTCAAAAACTTATTAATGAAGTAAATTTGGCCTTTTCCAGTTACCTTAGTGGTGTAAGTCAGCTTGATTGTTCCGTCTGAACTTCCTCGGTGACCAGTCTTGATTTCAAACAGTCCCATTTCCATTGATCGTTGTGTAGGTCGGTTATACTCTGTACCGGACTTGATAAGGTATCCTTCTTCGCGTAGCCATCTGTACAGCCGATGCTCACCGATCTCTACGCCTTTTTGTCTCAGTAGCTTTGCGAGATCAGCAACCAGGATGGAATCTTTAGAGATTTCTACAGATTCGGCAAAGTGAACTTTTGGTTTGTCGGATTCTATCTTTTGTTCGAGAAACTTATTTTTCTCTTGCTCGTCTTTAATCTTGTTTGCTAATTGGATAAGAAAGTCTGGTGATGTGATTGCTTGTTCAATGGTTTGTGGTGTCATGTAAGCTCCGTGTTTACGGATGCTTGGTATTACTTCGTGCGTGATCCAACGTTTGAATTGTTTGGCTTCTGGTTTGCGGCTGCCGAGAATTAGGGAGTATAGGCCAGGTTCGTTGACAATCACTACTGTGGGGTTTCCACGATTACCCTCATTTAAAATGATGGTATTCTTTTCATCTTCATCTAGTCTTGATATTGCTTGACTCGGATTGCCTACTTCCAGAACATCACAAACATCTTTTGCAATGAACCACGGTTCTCCATCAATTACAGTGCTGCGAACTTGCTGTTGTCCGTAAATGAAATTTTGTAGCTGGTTCATACATAATCACTCCTTAGGCTGATTTTTTACTTTTTTGACGACTTACTCGTCCTTGTTGGGCAAAAAAAAGAGACATTTCGAATCCTAGTACATCCGCAATACTTTTTGCTGTGGACCCACCAGCATTTGCAGTACCACGTTCAATGTCAGCATAGTAACTACGAGATATTCCACTCATCTCAGCAACTTGAAATTGTGTTAAACCCTTTGACAATCTAATTTGTTTTAACCAGTGACGCATATCGATTCTCCTTTCTGACGAGTATCTCGTCGTTGTCGATGTTATAAGTATATGACGAGTTTGTCGTCATGTCAACACATAAATACTATTATCTAGTCAAAAGTTCTGATTTTGTTTAATGTCGAGTATTTCGTCATTATAATGATAAATGAAGGAGGAATTCACTTGTTCTCAATTAGATTGAAAGAGCTAAGAAAGAAAAAAGGACTAACACAAAAAGAGGCAGCTTTGCAACTATCTATTCCTAGAACAACATATTCAGGATATGAACGAGGAACATCCGAACCTGATTTCAATACTTTAAATAAGTTAGCTAGGTTTTATGAAGTTGATTCAAATTGGCTTTTAGGGGATAAAAAAGAGAGCGAATACACGCTCCCTGAAGAAATTATGGTTCGTATCATTAAAGAGGCCGAAGAAGAATTCAAGGTTAGTTTACGGGACGATCCTGTTGTTGAATCAGCTGTAAGGGAGTTAGTTCAGCATCTTGCAAAGATGAAAATGAGCGTGAATAAAAAAAATCAATGATAGTGTCTTCGTCAATACGCATTCCTTTTATCTCTATTATTTTACCAGCTAATTTTCTTGACAGTTCGTCCATGTAAACAACTCCTTAAGAGTTTAATGCAGCGATGTTGATTAAATAATACCACATCACTGGTAACAAAAGAACAGGTGTTCTGTTTTTAGTTTAAAAAAATATAAGGTGGCAGTATGATGGAGTATGTACCCGTCAGCTGTCGCATTCCTTATTTGCTTAAAAGGATAGGCAAGAATCAACAATGGCTAGCGGATAGTACTGGTCTTAGTAAGCAGCGTGTATCGGATATCGTACACTTGAGAATGGATAATATCACGATACAACGCGCCGCAATCATTGCTTACTATCTTGACTGTACAATTGATGATCTTTTTAAATGGGAATGGCGATAGCGGAGTGGCTTAGCCGCTCTCGGGTAAGAGTACCATTTAATTGGTACTATTAATTCCGTATGTACATATTGTGAAACATGTCACCTTCTTTGTAAATAGTTTATGAAGTTAATATATCAGACAAGTTATGAAAACACTGTCGAATGGTGACGAAAGAAAGGTGGGGTGTAGCCCCACTACCCCAGTTGACTTTTGAGGTTAAATCTGCTTTTTTACATTACAGTGCATCCCATCGACAAACGTAACCACAGATCCATTGTTATCAATCGCCTTTATATTGTCTACTCTGTTTTGGTTGATTACAATATCCTTTCCAACAAGCGTAAAGCCATATTGTTCCCAGGCTTTAGCAATGTCCGATAAAGTAGTTAGTGCCAGATACGATCCACGCGCAGTATGAAATGCAAGCACGCTGCTTGAATTTTTTGTGCGGTCCCATAAATCGATGGCGTTCACTTCATTTATAAGGTCTAGCAAGACAAAATCACTGTCTTCCCCTGTCCTACCATGCATTTTAACTGTTAGTAATTTCATGATGTTATCCCCCCTACGCATAACACAAGCAATTTTAATTTTACTTTATTGAGATAAAGTAATCATTGCGTAAAATATGACAAGTAAATTATAGTAAGTGTTGGGAAATGACGAAAAATAACCGCTATTGCGGAATTAGGGGTGTTTCAGGTGAAAAAGAAGATTATTGGTATTGTTGTGGCGGCAAGTTTAGCATTGACTGGTGTTGTAAGCGCTGCTAGCATGTGGGGTACGTATAAAGGGAATGAAATAATTAGGATTACCTCAAATGGTTCTGCATTGAAACAGTCAGATGTTCCAGCTATTAGTTACAATGGTCGTACGATGGTTCCTATAAATATGTTGAAAGATATTGGTATAGTTTATACATGGAATCAATCAACTAAAACTGTAGACGTTATGAGTAATATAACACCATCAACATCCATGACAACGAAAGAAAATATTACTAAAGCTAATATGTATAAATACATGGAGGATCTTGGTGAAAATTTAAATTCATTATTGAATACCTATAGGTTTGATTCAATCACAAGTAGTGTAGGTGGAAACATAAGTGGATCAAGTACTACCGGATTATCTCAAAATATTAATGATTACAATACGTTTTTGAATAGACAAGATGTAGTTAGTTATAGTAATGAATCGTATGCAAACAAAGCGCTTGATGATTATTACAAAGCTATAGACGAGATTAAAATTATGGAATCACTTATAAACACAAATAGTTTCAAAACGAACTCTTCTGCGTCAAATAATTTCCAAACACATTTAACACTCGCGTCAAATTATATTAACGACGGTATTTATCAATCTTCTCAAGGGTTTATGAAATGGATATATGAATCTGGGAAGTGAGTTTAAATTCTCGCAGGCCATACTCAATCCAGGTATGGTCTTTTTGTTACCCCTACCCTACAATACAGACATAGAGAGATTTAAGGAGTGAATCGTGTGAAAGCAGCAATATACATTCGCGTATCTACTGACGAACAAGCCGCTGAAGGATTCTCGATTGATGCACAGAAGCGCCGGTTACTAGCGTATGCAGATTCACAGGACTGGGAAGTATCAGAGGTATATATAGATGATGGATGGTCTGCAAAGGACCTGAAGCGCCCGGAGATGCAGCGTATGTTAGGGGACCTGGAGAATCAGCTCTTTGATGTGGTATTGGTATATAAACTAGACCGTATGACACGATCCGCCAGCGATTGCGACAACCTCATAAAGATGTTCGAAGCACATAACGTCAAGTTTCAGAGCTGTACAGAGTCGTTTGAGACACGAACCGCCACAGGTAGACTATTTATCCGTCTGGTGGCTGACATCGCTCAGTGGGAGCGTGAGAACACCGCAGAGCGTGTGCGTATGGGTATGGAGCAAATGGTTCACGAAGGGCGTAGGCCAGGAGGTCCGATAAACTTTGGGTATGATAAAAACGAGAAAATTGTACAGGAAGAATATACACAGATTAAACTGCTACGAAACTTTTATATGCAAGGGCTGGGCTTGAAGGGAGTCGCCACAAAGCTTAATGACATGGGTCTACTTCGTCGTGGATACAGATGGACTTCATTCAGCGTGTGGTACATTTTGGACAATCCCTACTATGCTGGGAAACTGCGCTACGGCACAAAGAAATCAAATGGTAAGTATGCGAGTCGCAAAAAAGAAGGCGTTGTGGATCTGACATTTGCGGACGGATCGCAGGAGTTAACATTCAGTTGGGATGAATATCAGGAGCATAAAGAAGAGATGGCAAGAAGATCATTTACAGGTTATTCGAAGGTGCGGGAATACTGGTTCTCTGGCGTTTTGAAATGCAGCAAATGCGGCGGGAAGATGACAGGAAGATACCACCAGAATAAGCGCCAGGATGGCAGCTATAATAAAATCATTTCCTATATATGTTCCAGTCGGCAAACTGGTAAAGGATGCACGATGCCGATGTTCCGGCAGGAACTTGTCGAATCCTTGCTGCTGGAATGGATCGGAGAAAGGTTATCCACAGATTATTCAGCTATCCGTGAATTAGCAGCTACGACAGAAGAAGACCCAATGATTGACCTTCGTAAAGATTTGAAACGCGAGATAGATAAGGTCCGGGAACGGCGCAAAAAGTGGCAGCGTATGTATGCAGATGACCTGATATCCCAAGAGGAACTACGGGAACATAATGCAGACGAGAAGCAGAATGAGGAAATGCTGATGGCAGAGCTTGAAAAGATGCCAACGTTCAATGTCGAAGATTTATCAGAACAAAATGAAATGTTATTCGGACTGCCTGAAGTATGGGACCAAATGGACGATGTGGATAAGCATGAAATGATTTTGGATATCTTCAAAGAAATTACGTTATACACACCCCTTGACAAAGCACATGGACGCAAAGGTCAGTTCATTCCAGCCTCCATTGAGAGCGTTGTATTTAACTAATCGTGTGCGGTTTAATATCCTCGGTTA